GATGCAAAGTTAATTGACTTTGAATCATTTAGGATTAAAGAAAATGCTACGTTAGGAAATGACACTAGAAAACTAGCAATAATAACTTATGATGAGTATCTAGAAAAATATGTAGATCAGGAATATGCAGCGAGTCAACAACGTGCATTACCACGTTTTGTTTTTCATGGACCTGATTTAAAGTATGGTTTAGTAGAACCACCTGATCAGGCATACACATTAGTTTTTGATTACTATGTATTTCAAAGTGATCTATCCGCACATGGTGACACAATGGTAATACCAGATAGGTTTAGACATGTTGTTGTAGATGCAGCTATGTTTTACGCTTTGATGTTTAGAGGTAATACACAGGATGCAGTTCTACTAAAAGAGAGAGCAGATGAAGGTATTAAGGCAATGCGTTCTATGCTTATTAATAGATACCATTACATGAGATCTTATATGATACCTGCAAGTACAGGTGGACGTAGATTAGGATCTGCAAGAACAACAGCAGGATCTAGCTTGGATGCACTATAATGCCTGACGCTTGGGAGACTTTTAGAATAGAGTTTAAGGGTGGGCTTATAACTAATCTTAGCCCACTGCAACAGGCTATCAATGCTCCCGGTTCTGCACGTATACTACGTAACTATGAACCATCTATTGACGGAGGTTACAAACGTATACAGGGATACGAAAAGTTTGACAGTGCTATTATAGCCCCATATGGTAATCCAGTTGTGCATGGTGCATCTCAAACAGGTACTACACTAGTTATAGGGGCTATACATACTACACCTGCTGTTGGTGATACGTTTACTATACAAAATGTTTCTAATACCTATACCATATCAGGAGTGTCTTTTGATGCTACAAAAAATAGAGCAACCTTAACACTAACAGGTGCATTAGATTCAAGTCCTGATAATGGTGCAGTAGTTACATTTGCTACAGTTACTACAGCTAACTATGCGAATGGTATGACATACTTTAATGCTAAAGCTATTGTAGCCATGAATGCTGACTTAGTAGAAACAGCAGGTAGTGGCTATACTAAAATAAATAAACCTAACTATGGCACACCATTAGTTGACGGTGGCAGTCAAACAGGTAGCACATTAGTAGCAGATGCATTTGATTCTTTTCCACAGGCAGGTGATGTATTTACTATTGCAGGTGTAGATGGAACGTATACTATTAAGACTAGTGTTACATCATACACACATTCAGGCACTAAAGAAGTCAATATTACACTTACAGATGGTGATAGTTTAGCAAGTAGTCCAGCAGATGATGCAGCTATAACTTTTATTTCTAGTGATAGAGAAGGTGCAGTCAATACACGCTTTGACGAAGTAGACTTTACAGGAACTACAACACTTGTAATAGTAGATGGAACAAATGCACCTGCATTATATAACGGTACTACATTTACTGTGTTAGATAGTGCACCATCAGATGTGATAGGTGCAAAGGTTGTTGCTACACACAAAAATCACATATTCTACGGTAAAGGTAGAGTGTTAAGTTTTGGTGCACCTCTTACTACTACAGATTTTGAAAGTGGTAATGGTGCTGGTAGTATAGGCTTAGATGCTGATATTGTTGCAATAAAAAGTTTTAGAGATCAGCTTATAGTTTTTACTACCTCATCTATATTTAGATTAAACGGTGATGCACTAGCAACATTTAACTTACAACCTATAACACGTGACATAGGATGTACACAAACTGATAGTGTACAGGAGATAGGTGGTGATGTTGTCTTTATGGCTCCTGATGGTCTAAGACTTCTTAGTGCGACAGAACGTATTGGTGACTTTGGTTTAGCACCTATAACTAAAAAGATACAAGGCACGTTTAATAATTTTGTAAAATTACACACAGACTTTTTTAGTTTGGTTATACGTAACAAGTCACAATATAGGTTGTTTGGATGGAATCAAAACTTTACTAGAGATGGTGCACAAGGAATATTATTTACACAGTTTGCATCACCGGGTGAGGCATCTGTAATTGACTTTGCTGAGACTAGAGGCATACAGGTAACAGCATGTGCTAGTGTTTATTCAGGCACTACAGAGTTTGTTATCTTTTCTGGTAAAGAAGGTTTTTTACATAGAATGGAGAATGATACATCTAGCTTTGATGGTAATAATATAGCTACCACATTTGCTACACCGTTCTATCCAATTAATGATCCAAGACTTAGAAAGACAATATATAAAGCACAATTTTATTTAGACCCTGAAGGTAGAGTTAACTTTGATTTAAACTTAAAATTTGACTTTGATGAAAGTGGATCTGTAGTTATGCCAGCAGTTACTTTTACAAATGCTGCTAGTGGATCTGCTGAGTTCTATGGTATAGGTGTGTATGGCACAGCTACCTTTGGAGCTAAACTACAAAAAGTATTTTCTGCACAGACAATAGGATCAGGAAATACAGTATCTGCACAATTTGAAGCAGACAATAACACAGATGTTCCATATGCACTTGACGCATTAACATTGGAATATGCTACACACGCAAGAAGGTAATTAAAAATGGGAACAGGATATACACGTAACGATACTGCTAACAACATTGCTGATGGCAATATAATAAACGCCTCTGATCTTGATGGTGAGTTTGATGCCATTGTAACTGCCTTTAGTACATCAGGACATACGCATGATGGTACAGCAGCAGAAGGTGGGCCTATAGAAAAGCTAGGTCCAGCACAACAGGTTACTGTGACTGCTACTGCAATACACCCAACAAGTGCTGATGGTGTAGCATTAGGTAGTGCATCTAATGAGTTTAGTGATATATATTTAGCAGATAGCTCAGTTATCTATCTTGGTGCAGATCAAGATGTTACATTAACTCATGTTCATAATACTGGTATAATATTAAATAGTACTAACCAATTACAGTTTGGTGATAGTGGTAGTTATATACATCAATCTGCTGATGGTGTATTAGATTTAGTATCAGATACTGAAATAGAAATAAATGCAACAACTATAGACATTAATGGTAATGCAGATATATCTGGATCATTAACTTTAGGTGGCACACAAATTACAAGTTCTGCTACTGAATTAAATTTAATGGACGGTGATAGCACAGTAGGCACAACAGCAATTGCAGATGGCGATGGTTTAATTATAAATGATGCTGGAACTATGCGTCAAACAACTGTGCAAACATTAGCTGCATATCTTGATGATGAAATAACAGCTATGCCTAACTTAGTAACTACAGGTGCATTAGATTCTGGTAGCATAACTTCTGGCTTTGGTAACATTGACAATGGTGCATCTAATATAACATCAGGTGGTTTGGTAAAGATAGATGTAGATGCTGATGCAGATGATCTTACAGGTGACAGTGCTACAGGTAGACTTACAATAGGTGCAGGTGAGGATCTTAACTTATATCATGGTGGCACAAACTCATACATAGTAAACGATACAGGTGATCTAATAATAGATACAGCAGGTGATGTTGTTCTTGATGCAAATGGTGCAGATGTGTTACTAAAAGACGATGGCACACAGTATGCTGCACTAACTAATAGTTCAGGTAACTTAATTGTTAAATCAGGTACAACAACAGCATTGACATTCTCTGGTGCAGATGTTACAATTGCAGGTGACTTAACCATATCAGGTGATGACCTAACTATGGGTACAAACACTTCTGGTATGTTACTTATAGCAGATGGTACAAACTTTAATCCTACTGCTGTAGGAGATTTAAGTGAAATATCTACTGTAGCTAATGATGATGTATTTTTAGCAATAGACACTTCTGGTGGTGGACTAAAGAAAATTACTAGAAGCACTATAGTATCTGGGTTAGCTGGTTCAGGTGCTATTAGTAACGTAGTAGATGATACTACTCCTCAGTTAGGTGGCGACTTAGATACAAACAGCCACAACATACTAATTGATGATGCACACTTTATTGGTGATGAAAATGGTAATGAACAGATTATATTTCAGACAACCTCTTCAGCAGTCAACCAGTTTGATATTACTAATGCTGCTACAGGTAATGCACCTGAAATATCTGCAACAGGTGATGACACAAACATAAGTCTTAAAATAACACCTAAAGGCACAGGTCAGGTTATAATAGATGGTAATGTAGGTATAGAGTCTGGAGTAATAGATTTAAAGAATGGTGGTTCTGTATCTACCGTTAGATTCTACTGTGAAAGTTCAAATGCTCACTATGCAGAAATTACTGCTCCTGCTCATAGTGCATTTGGGGGAAATGTCACACTTGTGCTACCAACAACAAGTTCTAACTTAGTTGGTGACACAGCCACACAAACACTGACTAATAAGACACTTACAAGTCCAGTGTTAAACACAGGTGTTAGTGGTACTGCTGTGGCTGATGAAGATGATATGTCATCTAACTCTGCAACTAAACTAGCTACACAGCAATCTATTAAAGCATACGTAGATTCACAATCAGCTAACATGCAGTTTGTTTTAGAAGATGGTGATGGCACAGAAGTACAGATAACAAAGGATAGTGAAGTTAAGTTTGTTGAAGGTGGTGGTATTGATATTGATTGGACAGACACTTCAGATGGATCAGACGGTGATCCATATGACTTAACCTTTACTATTAATGCAGCACAGACAGGTATTACATCATTACTTGCAACAGATATAAAGATAGGTGAGGATGATGAGACTAAGATAGATTTTGAGACAGCAGATGAAATACATTTCTATGCAGCAAATGTTGAGCAGGTTTATTTAGGTGACAATATATTTGGTCCACAGTCTGATAGTGATGTAGATTTAGGTTCTAGTTCTGTAAGATGGAAAGATGCTTATGTAGACTCTATTACGGTAACTGGTGAAGTTGATGGTGCTAGTTTAGACATTAGCGGTGATGCTGATATTGATGGTACTCTTGAAGCTGATGCAATAACTATAGGGTCAACTAGTATAAACTCTATATTTAGCCCTATAGCAGGTGGTTCTGGTATTGTTACAACAGGTGCTCTAGATTCAGGTAGTATAACTTCTGGCTTTGGTGCAATTGATAACGGTGAATCTGGTATTAGAACAAACACAATGACAGTAGAAACATCACTACTGCCTGATGCATCTGGTGGTGCAGATATAGGATCTGCAAGTGCAGAGTTTGGTGATGTATACATCGCTGATGACAAACAGATTAAGTTTGGTAGTGATCAAGATGTTACAATGGAGTATGATGAAGATGGCACAGATACTCTGTTAGTTACTGGTAACGTAACACTTAGTGGTGATGTAACAGTTGCAGACGGTACAAATAATTTTGATGTTGCATCACATGATGGTACTAACGGACTTAAACTAGGTGGTACTTTAGTAACTTCAAATGCAACAGAACTTAATAAACTTGATGGTATTTCAACTACCTCAACAGAACTGGGTTATGTAAACGGAGTTACATCTGCAATTCAAACTCAACTTGATGCGAAAGCATCTACAGGTAAAGCTATCGCTATGGCGATGGTATTTGGTTAATTAGGAGATAAACAATGGCAAATCCAAATATAGTAGCTGTTAGTTCTATTTATGCAAACACAGTGTTTGATGCAGACGTTGCAGCCTCTGCTGTTTCGTTGCTAACTTGTGGCTCTAACAAAGTACAAAAGATTAACTCGCTTGTTATAGCAAATATAGATGGAACTAATGCTGCTTCTATTGATGTGTGGATAACACGTAGTTCTGCTGATTACTATCTAGCAAAAACAATATCAGTTCCTGCTGATGCAACGCTAGTTGTAATTGATAAGAATATGGGTCTATACTTAATGGAAAATGATGTACTAAAAATACAAGCATCTGCTGCTGGAGATCTAAGTGCAGTATGTTCATACGAAGAAATCGATGACGCTTAATAAGGATTCATAATGGTTCGTAGAGGAAGTTTTATAGGAGGTCAGGACAATCTCAGTGTACCTGATGCACCAACAATAGGTGACGCTACTGCTGGTAATGCTGAAGTATCCGTAGCATTTACTGCACCGACTGACGTTGGTGATGATCCTATTACCGCATATGCAGCAAGAGTAACAGATGGAACAAACATATTTAACGGCACTGCATCATCTTCTCCTGTTACTGTAACTGGACTCACAAACGGCACTAGCTACACAGCACAGGTATGGGCAATAAATGATTATGGTAATGGCCCATTGTCTGCTGCTACTTCTAGTTTTAGTCCTTCTGCTCCAAGAGGAATATGGTCAGGCGGGGAGGCAGGAAGTAAACTCAACGTAATTGATTATGTTTCTATAGCGAGTACAGGAACTGCTACAGATTTTGGTGATCAAACTAGGGCATCTACACAAGGTGCATCTGTTTCATCTAGCACAAGAGGAGTTATGTATATTGGTGGTAGCACAGCAATCGGCAGAACTTCTGAGATAGATAAAATTACAATAGCATCAACTGGCAATGCAACAGATTTTGGTGATATTTCCAATAATAGAAGTACTCTTGGAGGAGCGTCAAATGATACTAGAGGTCTTTTTATGGGTGGAACTGATGGTCAACACGATGATACAGTTGATTATGTCACCATAGCGTCTGATGGCAACGCTTCTAATTTTGGTGATTTAACGGTATCTAGAGCAGGACCAGCAAACGGTACTTCTTCTTCTGCGACTAGAGCAATAGCAGCAGGAGGCTCTGGAGACTCTACAGTTAATACAATAGATTACAGAGCTATTGCCTCAATTGGAAATTTTATTGATTTTGGAGATTTAACAACAACTATGGTTTATGGAGCAGCAGCTTCTTCATCAACAAGAGTAACTTTTGCAAGTGGCGAAGCCGCTGGTGGTACACAATTAAATTCTATAGATTTTATTATTACAGCTTCAACTGGAAATGCTTCAGACTTTGGAGATATAGCTTCTTCTGCTGGAATGGGTAAAACAGGTCTTTCTTCAAAAACAATAGGGCTTTTTGGTGGTGGAGATGGGCCAATAAATAGTATAGATGCAATTACTATAGCTTCTGCTGCAAACGCAACTGATTTTGGGGATCTTACAGTAGCAAGGAGATTTTGTAATGGTGGTGTTTCAAGCGCACATGGAGGATTATCGTAATGGCTCCTTCTTACTCAGGCGTTTGGAAACTACAGACAAAGTATCAGTATAGTTCTGCTTTTCCTATTGATACCACTTTACTATTAGCAGCAGGAAAAGCATTGTTTTTTGGTGGTATTGAGGGAGGATCAATATATGACGATATTGATAAAATTAATCTAGCCAGTATTGGCAATGCTACAGATTTTGGAAATTTAACTGAGGCTGCTTATACAGGTTCAGCTTCTGCCTCTTCTGTAAAAGCAGTTATGCACCTTGGTTATGATTCAGGGAGTAACAGATTAGATACCATAAATACAGTAAATATAGATAGCACTGGTAATGCTACAGATTTTGGTAATTTATCTAATGCAAGAAATGATACTGCTGCTGGAGGAAGTAATACAATAATGGTGATCTCAGGAGGTGAAAGTTAAATGGCTGTTAATACAATAGACCGACTTGTAATTGCCTCTAATGGAAACACTACTGACTTTGGTGATTTAACACTTAGTATTTACGAACATGCAGGAGCAGGAGCAGGAACAAAAACTTTTTTTGCAGGAGGCAACTCTTTAACTAATGTAATACAAACGGTAGTAACTGCTTCTAATGGTAATGCAACTGACTTTGGTGATTTAACTGCTACTAGAAGACGATTATCTATGGCAGGGAAAAGTACAAGATTACTTGTATTAGGTGGTAGAAGTTCTAGCGCACAAGTTAATATTATAGAATACATCGAAACTGCTTCAACAAGTAATTCTATAGACTTTGGTGATTTACACGCAGCAGTAAGCCAACTTTCTGCTACTAGTAGTAGTGTTAAAGTTGTTACAGGAGGCGGTATAGGGCCAAGTAATTATAAACAAATGAATCAGTCAATCATTGCTTCTCTTGGTAATTCTACTGATTTTGGTGATTTGCAACGTGTTAAACAATTAACATCTGCTGCTTCCAATCAACACGGAGGTATATCGTAATGACTGAGCGATATTTAGGCTCCATTATAACTGCAAGTCCAACTGAACCATCAGAGGGTCTTGAAAACAGTTTAGCATCTGGTGTGTGGCATATACATGATCCACTTATATTTGGTCAGGCAGGTGATTGGCCTACTGCTGGAAGATTTGCTCCTATGGCTTTATTTTTTGCAGGAGAAGCTAATTCGGGCATGGTTAATACTATAGATAAAATTAATATTTCAAGTGATGGTAATGCTTCAGACTTTGGAGATCTGCTTGCAGCAGGACAAAATGTATCAGGTTGTTGTAATGGAAGTAGAGCTATTATGATGGCAGGTAAATCTTCATCATCAAATGATACAAATGTAATACAGTATGTAGAGCTTCCTTCTAATGGAAACACTCAAGATTTTGGTGATCTTAATCAGAGTACACAAGAAGGATCTGGACAACTTCAAAATTCAACTAGATCACTTCATGCAGGGGGTCAAACTGCTAGTAGTTTTACTAATGTTATTGATAAATTTAATATGGCATCCACAGGTAACGCCACAGACTTTGGCGATGATACGCTTACGAGATTTAAGCATGATTCAGCTTCTAACTCTACAAAAGGTTTAATTGCAGGAGGAGCTAATACTAGTGGAACAGCACAAAATGTTATTTCTTCTGTTGTAATTGCTAGTGATGGAAACGCACAGGATTTTGGGGATTTAGTTGCAACAGTAGAAACTAACGGTGCGTTAGCAAATGCTACGAGATTTCTTTCATTTGGAGGCAGTGCATCAAACGATACTATATGTTTTGTGACCATATCTTCGGCTGGTAACGCTAGTGATTTTGGAGATATGACAACAGGAAAAGGTCAAGTTTGTGGAACAGCAGGAGCTACTAGAGGTATTATCGCAAGTGGTTACAAAAGCCCACCCGGAAATTTAGACGTAATAGAAAAATTAAATATTGCGTCAACTGGTAATTCTACTGATTTTGGAGACTTGTCTGTGGCAAGAACTAGAGCAGGAGCATTGTCTAGTGATAACGGTGGACTACAATCTTAAACAACATAAATAAATAACAAAGGAGAAATAAATATATGACAAAACAAACTACAGAAATAGCAGTACAGCAGGAACTAAACATTAACTTACCTGCTAATGTAAAGCCAGAGTATAAAACAATGTTGGCAAACATAAAAGAAAAGATGCCAGCAGTTGCTCAAGCTACATCTAACTTTCATAAGTCACACTCACAGTTTATGGGCGTAACACTAGACGTAACTGCTATTACACCTATTCGTAGTATTAAACATACATTGGCTGAAGTAGATCGTACTAGAGGTGCATTGCAAGAAGCCTTTATTAATATGAAGAAGAAAGAAGTAGAACTTAAAAAGAAGCAACGTGAACTTGAGGAATGCACAGACGATCTAGACAAAGAGATGTTAGAGATAGAGATACTAGAATTAGAAAGTGGTCTTGCTAATGGTCAGAACAGTGTACAAGGTGCTATTCGTAAGATGAACTTCTTTACAAATCAATATGATAATCTAATGAAGAAGATAGGAAAAGATGAACTTACGGAAGAAGATTACGAACTAGAAGAGGCACGATACCACATAATGACCTGTATGAAACAGGCACTAAATAGTGCTAGACCTAGAGGTGGTCAGATAGATGAAGGTAACTTAATATACTTATTTGATCTAGGTATTAATGCAGCACAAGCACAGGCTGAAGTGTTTGCATATCTTCAGTGGGAGAATCAAGTTATTAGCGAAGGTAAAGCCCCTGAACATGAAGCAACAGTAAAATGGTTAGAGGGTTGTGCAGATAAATGGGCAGGTTGTCCAGCTAAGTTTGCTAATAGTAGAGGATTTGATGTATTTGATCCTACATCATTAACTAACGTGCCACGATTAGAGGCTGCTGAATGATATTAAAAGTAAAAGAATTATCGTATGGTGTTAGCAGACCTCAAAGTTGGTGGGATGAACATCCTGATGCTGAGGCTGAATATCAAAAAATAAAAGAGTCTATTTCTAAAGAGGGTATTAAAAATCCTTTAGTAATTAGAAGCGACCGAAAAATAGGTTGGGTTGTAGAGGTAGGCAATCAAAGGCTTAGAGCAGCAAATGAACTAGGCATAGATAAAGTAGAGTGCATTTTAGAAGGAGGACATAATGGCATATAAAGTATGCAAGTATCGGCTAAACGCTGATGGGACAATACCAGACTTTTTACATTTTGGACATGACCCAATGGGTATGCATGGAGTGTATGTGGTGGTAGATAGTAGCACTGCATCACCTAGAGATAATGTTATGATTGGCATTGTTAAAGATGGTGGTAGTGGAGACTTTGAAGAGATTGCAAGTAAAGAGGCTCTTCAAACATATTTAACTTCTGTGTCAGGTGATTGGACTGACCCAGATCCAACTGAAGATGATCCAGAGAATACAAAGGCATTTGATAATGCTGCCCATGCTAAGAGAGTATGGGATGCTTTAGATGCATGTAATGCTACACTGTAAGAGGGTAAACTATGTTTGAAGAAATATCACCAGTAATATTTTGGAATGTTGTTTTAACTTTAGTCATTGGTCCTGCCATATGGATGTTTAGAAATCTACTGGCTGAAGTTAAACGCATAGATATACTACTTAATAGAACTAGAGAAGACTACTCAACTAAGCAGGAACTTAGAGAAGACATGCGTATGGTAACAGAAGCACTACACCGTCTGGAAGATAAGCTAGATAAGGTATTAGAAAAAAGGTAATATAAGATGGCACAGTTAGCAGGTTTTAAAGAATCAGGAATGCGTAAGATAGCTGACAGAATGGGCTACACTGGTCCAATGACAGGCTTTACAGAATACTTAAATGCTAACCCTGATAAGCAACAGATGATGAATAGCTACGTAAACAAAGCTATGCTCATGGCTAGTGGTGGTTATGTGCGTAAGTTTCAAGAAGGTGGGTTTGCCATACCTGAAGGTTTTAATCCTGACTCTTACTTACAAGAAAATCCAGATGTACAGGCAGCTATTGAGGCAGGTCAGTTTACTAGTGCAGCAGATCACTTTCAGAAGTTTGGTGGTGGCGAAGAAAGAACAGGTGCAACAGGGTTTACACCTCCACCACAGTTTGATGCTACTAGTTACCTTGAAGCAAATCCAGATGTAGGTCAGGCTATAGAAAGAGGTGAGTTTCAAGACGCAAGAGATCACTTTCAAAAGTTTGGTGGTGGTGAAGATAGAGAGGGCGTAACTGGTCTTACAATTACACAAACACCAACAGATACTACTACACCACCAACAGATGATAGAGATACAGTAACTACTACACCACCAGCAGATGATAGAGACACTGTAACACAACAACCATCTATACAACCTGATCCTGACCGTACATTTGCTACATTTCAAGATTTGCAAAATACACCTAGAGAATTTTTAACTCCAGAACAAGTGCATATACTTAATTTTTATTCTAGTACTCCAGAACAACAACAAGCTATAAATCAAATGCCAGAGTTTAGGAATGCACAGTTACCTGTTGGACAGTATCAACCGGGTGTACGAGTAACTGCTCCTACTCAGCAAGATCCACAACCACCTACAGGTGGTACAGTATCAGGAGCTACAGGTGTTGGCTCTGTAAATGGTGCAGCAATAATAGCAAATAGGCCTGATGTATTGTCTGAAATACAGGCTGGTAATACTTTTGGTGTAGATCCAGCTACATTAGAAGGATTGACACCTGAACAACGCAACCAAAGATTAGCAGAAGCATGGTTTAACACGTTTGGTAATCAAGAAGGTGTTAATCCTAATACTGGCTTATCTAACACGCCTAGTCTC